TCTGTTAATCCTTCTTAGGACCGGGGAGGTTTTTCAGGGTGTTGATTGTCTTGGCGCGCATGGCCTTAACAAACAAATCAAGCTCCTGATGCCCACGGTCTAAGTCTCCTTCGCCAATGCGCCGCACATCATCCGGCGTAATGACATATTCACCACCAGCTGCAACGATGGGTACAGCATCTTCAATACCACCGCCTTCAGCCTTGCCAGCCAAACCCAGTTGAGCATCAGCACCCGGCGTACCGGTCATGCCCGGAATGCGGCTAAAGATCGTATTAGCGACTTTGAAGCCAGCCATAGTATTACCTTCACCCATAGCAGAAATGATGTCTGCAGGGATCACATATGATCCTGAAGCGACATGCATCGGCAGGTGGTCTGTGCGTCCGGCTACAGGGCTATGGATAGGACCAGCGTGGATCTTCGTGGTCGTGCCACGGCCTTGGAAATAGCCCTCATCAGCAGTGCCGCCTGATGCCAAACCCATAGGCCCGCCGCCATCTCCTGCTGGGGAGCCTGCAGCGCTGTCTGAGTTTCCGGGGCCACTTCCGTAGCCGCCACCACCGGCAGTATCTCCTAAGCCGCCAGATGTCCCGTCCCCACCACCACCGCCGCCGTCACCAGCGCCAGATATTTCAGCAACCATTTTATTCATAATTGGGGATGTATTAGCGCCAGCAACTGCGCCTTCTGGAGTTCCACCTTTGCTGGTAGCTGGGCTTGCACCCGGAACAACAGTGTTGCCGGAAAGGGTCGACAGCAATTGCGACTGATACAAGTCATTGTTTGGAATACCGCCTACCTGTGCGCCGCCAACCTGTTTCTTGGACCTGCGCGCCACGTCAAGTGCGATAGCAATAGCCTGCTTCTGCGGCTTACCAGAGTGGACAAGTTCGCGGATATTGGTCGAAACAGTTTCTTTTGATTGACCCTTTTTAAGAGGCATGACCTTACCCGCTAGAATACGTTACGTTGATCGACTGACCCGCACCCGGATCAATCACAAGCCCATTAGTAAACACTTGGCCAGATGAATATATACCAATTGTATTGGGTGTGGCGCAAAGTGCGTTTCCAGCTGCAACTCCGCCAGCAGTTGCTGAATTGTGAATGAAGCCATTTGCTGATCCGGCAACCACAACAGAAAAGCTCACAAGACGGCCCCTGCCAGCAAAAATAAGTGTTGTGCCCGTGACCGTCGCAGATGTTACAGTTCCCGCCGCTCCAAGCGTGATGTTATTTAAGGCATTGATAGCAACGACACCGTTTTTCTGTGTTGTTAAGATATCGTCTAAACTAGCCATTAGAATTTACCATCCTGCTGGAACCTATAGCGCATATTTCCAAGACGCCAGAACGTACCAACGTCATTGCTTTCTATCTTAATAGAAACAAGACGCCCACGTAGACGTGGTGTCACATACTGCGTTGCCTCTGTAAGCGTGAACGGACCATAGGCAATCGGCTGGTCACCAGCGTATTGGGTCACGTAAAACGTCAGAAGCAAGTTTGCATTCTGTGTTCCACCGTAATACCCCCACTTAGCATCGGGCCAGAACTGGTCAACGAACGTCAGAAGGTCGCCGTCATTAAGTTGGAAGTAACCAGTCTGGAAGTACGAATTCATCGCCTGACCATCTGCGTCTGTCGATGTTTCGTGCTGGACAATAATATTGTCTGTTGTCGCGCCAATGGGTGGGCCAAACACAGACTGGTTGATCCAAGCCGTGCGACCAATAGCGCCGAAGTCCCACTGGTTCATGTACACGTTGTACTTAACGTAGTGGCTGACTTCGCCGCCATTTCCGCTTGTTGGATAATACCAAGTTATTTCGCCAAAGCGCGAATTTGGAGCAATACGAATTTTATTAAGATTGTTTGTGTCCAAATCTTGGAAGATCACGTCCCAAATTGGACACGCAATTGGCTCAACGCCACTACCAGACAGGCGGAAGAATTGCGACTGGCTCATCCAGTAAACAACGCCGTTCATAGAAATTGCAGCCTTTGGCGCGATCAGTCCACAACCTGTGCCGATTTCGTTGAAGCTGTAGACATATGGAGGGCCAACATACTGCATCGCCCAGACAGCCAAGTCGGTCCAAACAAGACCCTGCTGCGGTCCTTGGATACAGCCGACAATCGTTGAACCCTTTGGAATTCTGTAAGATCCGGCTTGGTTTGTAACGTCGCCAGCCCATACATTGAAGTTGCCGACATCAGACCAACGGATCAGGAGCGGATCTTGGATCCCAGTAAAAGTCGAACCCCAAGCAATGATTTGGCGCTGTGGCATTGCCACAAAGATGCCGTGATTTGCAGGTGGCGCGTTTGGAATAATGTTGGCAACCGGGCTACCAGTGCCCGGCTGATAATAGAAGATGCCACCACCAGTAAGATAATCGTCGGGCTGGCCCGGATCAGCGCTCACAAAGTTAGGGCACGCAATTAGGATTTCACCCCAGTTATCAAGTGTCCAATCAAGGGCTTGGAGATTAGTAAGTTGGTTAATTGTTATCAAACCAGAAACAGTTTGCGCGCCAGTTGTTGCGTTTAAATATGATATTGTGTTCGATGCAACGATTCCGCCAGACACGTAAGCCGTTGTGACAGCGCTTGCGAATGAAACTGTTGATGTTGTCGAACCAGTTACCGCCCAAGTGCCATTATAAGCGCCGGGGTTTACACCAGAAATAGTCATAAATGTTCCGGTTTCAATCGCAGCACTTCCGTCATGTGTGACCGTAACAGTCGTGCCGCTCCCCACAACGTTTGTAATATTAAAAACGTTTGACGTGGAAGCAGTGATCAAAACTGGCGCGCCAGTGTTATAGCCAAGTGGGGTGACGCCGCTAACCGTTACTTCCGTGCCTACAGCCAACTTAACATTGGTAGTATGGCTAAGTGTTGCTGTTGTTCCGTTACCCTTTGCGCCAATTGTAACCATTGTTCGAAAAGCGCTTGGGGCAATACCGCTCCCATAGCCACCTGAGCCATAACCGCCAATACCATAGCCAGAGCCAGACGCTAATGGGCCAATTCCATTGTAATAGGTAAATCGTGCAAGGCCATTGTTAATCGGCAAAGTTTGCGCAGTTGCCGCTGTATTACTTGCATTAATAATGAAAGAATTAGCGGATGGAACATCAGCAACAATATAATTGCCAAAAATTGTAATCCCGCCAACTACTGTTGACACAAGAAATGTAACGGTATCCCCAACCACATATTGATGATCAGTCAATGCAACCGTAACGATTGCAGATCCTGCTGTGGTTGTAAAATCAGGAATGTCTCCGCCATTTACTACAGTAGATGTGGCTGGTTGGTCAAAGCCAAGAACGTCTGTTGCCGTTATAGAGTACGTGTTTGCGCTAAGTGCTGTACACCTATAAAGGCCCTGAAGCCTCAAACCACCAACAGTAACTTGGGTATCGATCCAAACCGCGTCATAGTCATCGATGCTAGACCTGACGTCTGTAATAGTGACAACAGGGCTTCCTGCAGTCGTAGAAAAGCTTACAGGGGCGTTTACAACATAATATTGTGGGCTGATATTTCGAAGAGAGTTATTGCTGATTGTGCTTAAGCTTCCTTCCGCGCCAACAGACAGGTAACTCTCATCATTCAGCGTCTGCCAAGCCCAAAGGCATCGCACTTTGGAATCAATTGGGCTGCTGTAAAACCGCGACCAACCGCCAAGCTTCTGAACAAGGCCAAGGCCTTGCCGGTCTGGCACAAAGCGGATCAAGTTTGATTCTGATATTGCCGCTTCGTTGAGAGCTAATGTCCGGTTTTGATCTACGCCCGGTATAAGTTTCAGTGATGCATGTGGCATGGCGCGTTACCTTGTTGGGGTAGCGGCCACAGAGGGGGACATAGAAGACCAAGCAGAGGCTTGGAACTTCTTGCGTGCCTCTTCGATCATCGCTCCAGTTAGGAGTGTCTTGTATTGGCCTTCATACGACTGTGCCATTGCCGGATCATCTGACTGACGGCCAAAGTTGCGTTGGAAGCCAGAAACAAAGATCATGGAAGCCATAAGGAACAAGTCTGGCAGGTAAAGGCTGATAAATGTCGTTGTATTAGTCGATGACAAGCTATTCGGACGCACTGTTCCTGTCACTTCGACAGTGTAGCTATTGTTAGGCCAAGGACCGACAATCACGTTGTTCTGGTCAATCATGGCAAAGTATTGCGGAACACCAGTGACACCAAGCGCATTATAGACGTTGTTCAAATACTCTTTTGTTGTTGGCAAAAGAGCGTTTCGCGTTCCAAGATCAGGGTTAGTGACGTTGGATGGTGTGATGACGTTCAACTCTTGGATCGTAACAAAGTTAGCAGCAGGAATTGTCAGGTTCCTGTTGCCAGCCGTAAATTGGTAAGACGAACTGCGCGTGACGGTGCTTAGGAAGTCCAAGTCACGATAGATGCGGTTTTCAGCGTATGTGATCGCTTGCGGGATCAGGATCGTAAAAGGGTCAGTAGGGTCTGCTAAGTTAAGCTTAACGACAGCCAAATTGGCTAGTTGCTCAACGTAGCTATTAGTCCCTGCGACGGTGCCGTTATATGAGAGGCCTGTGGTCATTTTGAACCCTTCTGATGGGTCATTTTAGCATTTATTTGCGCTTATCGCACCACCCATCACGGCGTGCGTTATTAACCTTCACTTCCCTGATGGTTTGGTCAGTGTCCTTGGAAGACCAAGAAATCGGCATCCAGACTTCGCATACAGCCATATTAGTCGCGGTTGTAGCCATCGGGCTTGCGCAGCCCGCCATCAGTAGTGTCAACAGAATTACCGGCGCGAATCGCATCTTGTGTCCTCTT